AGAACTTGTGTAGACGTATCACCTATAGTCGTTTCTGTGCCGTAGAATACTAAGTGACGATCTGGTGTAGATACAACCATGTGTCTTGATGCAGTAGGTGCACCAGTTATGATTGCAGCTCTTGTCGTTGTTGCATTTGATAAAGATGAATCCCATTCAAATACAGCACCATTAACAATTAAACAAATTGCTTTGTCACCAAAATTATCCAGTGACCACATACCAGGTTCAATAACTAAATCTCCTGATGCTGCCTCACCCCATGCAACATAATCTGAAGTATTTGTAATTGTAGCTCCATCACTATGAGATGCTGCTGTTGTATTTCTTACACCTCTTGTAACGCCAGTTAAAGTGTTTGATGAAATTCCTGTATAAGATATTTCTTCTGTACCAATTAAAATAAAGTTTGTTCCAGAGTCAGGAAACTGAGATGCATCAGTTAATACAATAGTGGTTGTAGAATCATTTATTGCACCATTTAAAGTTGTTGTAACCGCTCCTGCCTCTTCTCCACCCCATGAACCTAATCCATAACCAAAACCTTTTGCTTGCACAGCTGGTCCCACTGGATAATAATGTTGTACTCTAATGCCTCCTGATGTCGTTGCACCAGACCCTGTTTCATTAGAGGGCATCGTAATTGTAAGTGTTGTGGTTGATGGCACAGATGTTACCATAAATTTTTTATCATCAAAATCTGATGCACTAAAATTAGATCCTGTTATTGTAGTAAAATTGTCTAATAATAATATTTCACCCTCAGCAATGTTGTGTGCACTAGAAAAAGTTAGCGTTACAACAGCTGATCCATTAGTTGTGCTAAATGCATTTGTAAGTGTAGTTGTTGTTTTAATAGGATGTATGTCATAAAAAATACCTCCTGAATAAGCATATAAAATTCTATTGCTACCTATGATTGCATATTTTCTACCTAAACTATTTACAAAATGATGAAGTCCTCTTACAGCACCTGTTAAGTCACTAGTGCCTAATTGTTTCCAACCACCTATTTTTTCAGGTGTGCCATATCTAAATCTGACATTATCACAATCTACCCATTGACCTTCTGCTGTAGTCTCGGATATTTGTTTATTTATACCTGGTTGAAATCCTATTTTTTGTAACATAATAAAACCATTTAGGGATGAATAAGGTGGTGCTTACCCATCCCAAAATATGTATACCATTATATAAAGTAAGATAAAAGGCTAATTTATTGTTTTTTTCTATCTATAAACCATGAGGGGAGCCCAAGATGAGGTCTCTTATCAAACAAATTTAATTCTGAACCTTTTGTTTTTGTATTATTATAATGAAGAAATACCTGACAGCACTCATCACCTTTAAATTTTTCTCTCCAATGTTCTAACTTACAGCCATAATAAACCAACATGTCTCCTGGTTTTAAATCTATTTTAACACCTTTTTTATTAACTTTTCCAGATGGCTCTACATATATTGGCCAATCATCGCCACCAAGATTCATAGTTGTAGATATCTCACAAGAAAATCTATCTTTATGTCTTTTTAATTCATCACCTTTTTTATATATTCTTGCATATGTGTAAGCTGGATATAATTTTAAACCTGTTGCTTTTTCCATACCTGGTTGACATTTTAATAATAAAGTTTCCATAGCAATGTCTGCATAATGAGAATAAGTATTTGGTATTTGTTCATCTTCATAAGTTCCAAGGATAGTTTCAAATGGTGAAAAATATCTACGCTCTCTACAAGTATTTAAAACCTGTCTTTTCATTAAAAAATAATTATAAAGAAATAATGCTAAATCTTTTGATATGGCTTTTCTAATTATTGTATATTTATTTTTTTTAAAATCCATAATTAAAACTAATACTAATCCTTTCTTTTTTATTTATATTTGGCTCTACGTAATGTATTACATCAGATGGAAATAAAAGACAAAGATTTTCTTCTGGTACATAACTATAAACTTCTGAAGTGTATTGATTATAATGTTTTACATTCTTAACTGGATATAACATATCTGAAATTCCTGGCTTTTGAAAAACAATGTTGCCACTATTTTTAGGAACGCTTACGTAAAATACTCCAGATATCGTGCTGTAAAGATGAACATGTGGTCTATTAAAAGAACTAAGTCCATTTACATTAAACCAAAAATTTTTTAATTTAACATGTCCTTCATAATTTAAACTCTTTTCTAATTCAAATATGTTTTGTTCTATTAAATTAAATAAAGGTTTTAAATCTGTATCAATGTTTGACATACTTGAACTTTGCCATCCATTATAATTACTTACAATTCTACCTCTATTTTCTTTTTTATTTTTAAGAATGTTTTTTTTAATATTTTTTAAATTTAAATTAAAAATTTTTTCATAAACATAAGTTGAAAAAATGTTATTAAGCATTTTTAATCATTTTTTTTGATACAGCTTGTATGTTCCAATGTATAAATCTAAAAGGCTCTATACCATAATCTACTGCATATTCGTGTTCTAAATAACCTGGAAATATAATTAATGTTCCTGGTTTAGGTTTTAAGTAAAATTGTTCGTGGCCAGGCCATATACCTTTTATGTCTGGTTTCATTTTTAATTTTGTACATCTTGCACCAGTCTTCGGTTCGTGAAATATTGGGTATGATGTTTTATCACTGCATTTCAAAAAATAAAAACCTGATACGTGTTGATTCCAATGTATGTGTGCTGAGTGATGACCACCACCTTTTTTAGCAAATTCTTGTACCCATAACTCACTAAACATAGTTGTGTATTGTGACATGTCATAACCTTGATGATCTAAATATTCCCAAGATTTTTTACCCACATAATTTTTAAAATCTAAAAAATTATCATCCGTTAGAAGTGACTCAGAATGATATGATTTACCAAAATCTCCATGTTCTTTAATAAATTTTTTTTCTTTGTTTTTAGCTTTTTTTATATATTTATCACTAGCTTTATTTAAAGACTTTAAAAATTCAAGTTTTTGTTCTGACCAAATTGCTGTATTAAAATAATTGTTTATGTGCATGCTATTTAAATGGTTCTCCTAAATGCCAAACAACAAGACTATATCTTGTGCCAGCAGTTACTGGTTTAACTCTATGCCATACAAATGAAGGAAATATAATAATAGATCCTTTTGATAACATTTCTGTGCATTCATAAGTTTTTCTTTTTTTATTTGGATGACTATTTCTAAAATCAAACTCTAGTTCTCCTCCTTTATATTCTGAGCCATCTGTTAATTGACATGTCATAGACAATTTTCTTATTTTACCGTGTCGTGGATTATCTGGATCATTGTAAGGTTTTTTCCAACTATCACTATGCCAATCATAAAATTGATTGTTTTTGTATTTTGTAAATTGACAAGCCTCAGAGGAATCCCATTGAAAATTCCAACCTGCTTTTTGATTTGCTTCTAGTACAAAGGGATGTAATTCTTTATATATCCAAATATCATCTAACCAAACTATATTTGAATCTCTTACTTTTTTTATGTTGTTTACATCTTTTTTTGATAATTTTTTATTTTCGTAACCACTCGTAACAGCAAAATTTTCTTTTTTTTGTAAAGCATACTTAATAATTTCATCACAAAGTTTTGGTGTTAATGCCTCTTTAAAGTAATAATAGTAATTATTTAGATTCATAACTTATTGTTTGTACAAAATTTAAACTATCTTTTTGATTGTTAGTTAAATAATACATGCAAGTGGAGGGAAAAATTAAAAACATATTTGTTTTAAGTTCTATATCCCAAATATTGCCTTTTAATCTATTATTATCATAACATATTTTAACCATGCAATCATTAGTTTGAACCCCATAAAGACAAGTGAAATCAGGTGAATTACGATAATTCATAGGGTCAACATTTAACATAGGAACAGATGTTTGATTTGGTTTGTACACGTCTCCCCACATGTGTTTATTTATTAAATTAATTTTAAAATTTAAATTAACGTGCTCGTTAATATATGTGTTTAAAATATCAACAGTTTTACAAAAAGTTGGTTTAAATTTTTTCATATTTAATTTTAAAATATTTTTAATTAATTTATTTCTGTCTATTTCAAAACCTTTTGGCATTAATACATCGCCATACATTAAAGATATTTCTGATAAGACTTTCTTTCTTATTTCACCACCCATACAAAATTAAGTTACAGAATTTATTAAACTCCAAGATTGTTCATCTTCGTTCCACTCGTAATGCCAAGCGTGTGTGAAAGCATCGTTTTGTGATTGTTGTTCTGCAGTTAATGCTGGAGCATCTCCTATTGGAGATTTCCAAGATGCAGTTGTAATATCTTTTACCCAAGAGGCATATGGTTTTGGTGGCCAAAAAATATTATTATCTTCATCCCATTCATAACCTACAGATGCATGATTTCCTCTAAATGCTTTTGATTGATCATCTGATTCCACACCATTATCAGCATAATGTTTATTATTTCTAGTATT